AACATCGCCACAAACATTGCCACCAACATTGCCACGAACATGCTTATAAACATCGCCATAAACAGTGCCACCGACATTGCCACCAACATCGCCACGAATGGAGCAGTGCACTCCTTTTATTTCGATATGACCAGTCATGCCTTTAGCTATTGTTATGTTTTCTTTTACAAAGTCTAGGATTTCTTTATCTGTTAGTTTCATTGTTTTCACCCTTTAGCTTTTCTTTTCTAAGCACTTCATTGACAGCTTTGTAGACTTGTTTGTCTTTGTCTTTCTTCTTTTTACCGAAGATAGCATCGTAGTTGTTTTCAAACTTCTTCTTGTCAGTAGGTCTGACCCCTGAACCCTTACCACCGTGTGTTGCACCTTTCATTACGACACCTCCTTAATAAGTTTGTTCAAATACCAACCTGCTTTCTCTAAGTCCTCTGAGGCTTTACCTTTGTAGTCGTAGCGCCACAGGTACTTCATGGTGTTGCCCTTTAGGTATCCTTTGAACGCTTCCGGTGACATAGACTCTCGGATAGCTTCGATACATTCAATGTTACCAGTGTTGTAGTGTTGTGGGTTATTCACAGGGTCGGGGTCATCGACTGACGGATACTCTAAGTATTCTTTCCTGTCGTCATCCTTTAACTCTTCGTCTGCCATGGCATTGTATTTTTTCTGTAGTTTGTTCCACATCTCTGGTGTTGCTTCATTAATACTCATCGCCAAGTACCTCTCTGTGTCTAATCAGTCTATCTTCAAATGCTTCCAACAGTTCCTCACTGTTAATCTCTAGCACTTCCAGTACCATTATCTCGTCGTGGTCACGTAGGAACGCTTCCTTGTATTCTTCAAACGACATCTTTAGCTCCCACATACTCTAGTAACTTATCTATTGTCTTAACAGTGTAGCACTTAAAGCCTTGCTTCTCGCACCACTGTCCCATTGTTAGCTTGCTTCCCTTGCGTACCTTCTTGGTAGGGTCGGAGAGGATAAACACTAACTCCCATTCTGGCATTGAGTCTCGGATGGCGGTGTACTTTTGTGTGTCGCCTACCCTGAAGTATCCCTTAGCCTCGATTAGTATTGCCTTCTCTTCGTGTACAAAGTCCGGTACGTACTTCCTGTGTATGGTGTAGGGAAGCCTGTATGGTTCGTAAAGAAAGGTATCGTTTAACTTCTCATGTATAGCTGACTCTAAGCCTGACCTGAATTTTAACTTACTCATTTTATTTTCAGCTCCTGTACGTTTGGTTCCTTAACTACCTTACACAAGTACTTAGGCTTGTAGGAGTAGTTAAACAACCTTAGCTCTGGATAACAGTGCTTTTTGTATTGGCAGTAGGAGCAGCCGATTGCTAGTTCCAAGTTACCTGACTTACCATCTGGCTTAGGTTGATGACAGTAGTAGTCAGGCTCTGGCTTTTTTACCATCTCCTTCAGGTGGTCAACTCTTTCAGTTATCGTACCGTCGAAGTCCATAGCAGCCTTAACCTTAGGGTCAGCCATGTCGTACTTCAGGAACGTAAGGTGTCCATTAGTCTTGTCCATAGCAAGCCAACCAATCTCCGTCTCTCCCTCTGAGTGAGCGTAGGCTTTAATCTGGTCAACGTAACCGAAGGGGTCGTCATGTAGCAGCTTACCTTCCTTAAACTTCTTAAAGCCGAAGGCACTGGCTGACTTAACGTCCGTAACTACTCCGTCAATCTTACAGTCCATAGAGCCTCGAATGCCGTTTACTTCACATTGCTTCTGCTCGTCTGTGACTGTGTGTCCTGCCATACGTGTTAAGAATAACAGCATCTCTTCAACTAGATGTCCATACATAAACTTAACGTACGTGTGTGGCTCTATCTCTTCCTTCTCTGTACCTGCTACTACATTCCAAAGGTATCGGTCAGTGCGTCCAATGTTAGACAACCTAAGCGTCCGTTTGTCCTGTCGCTTCTCCCTGCCGAACTCAGTACGCATTAGCTCTTTAACACCTTCACCGAACTTCTCAATCTCTGCCTCTACGTCCACGTTAGGGTCAGCGTCCTTAGTCTCCATCATCTTGTAGATGTCTGCTACTACTGTATCAGTCGTTTTCATTGTCTAAGTCCTTGAACGCTTGTATCGAGTTCATATCAAACAGCTTCTTTAATGGAATCAGGTGCATCCTGCTTGCGTTATTATCGCCACCTGATACTGAGCGGAACTTGTTAGCTGCAATAATCTTCCTCAACACCGTTGTGTCAAAGACTAAGGTGCAGTATTCCTCTTCCCCTACGCACAGGTTATGGAACCAGTAGTCAGACTCAGTAGCTTCAATGCCCGAAGGCTTACCCCACGACTGGTACTCAATGCAAATGTTACCAGTCTTCTGCCACATATCCTTCTCTGACTTAACCTCAATCTTCTTGTTCTGTAACATATCGGCAATCTTGTCTTCCCGTACCTCACCGTATGCTAAGTCTAAGTCAAACTTCTTCCTATCAGCTTTGGCAGGCTTCATTACTGACTCCCTACTGACAGTCCAATAATCAAACTAACAAGCGCTATGCCAAACACAACACTTATCCAAGGGAACTGTTCTTCTTCTTCAGGTTCCGTTGGCTTAAGCTCAATCAAACCCATAGCCATAATAACTGCCTGTAGTCCGTGCTGCTTGTACATCTCATGGTAAGGATGGTCAGGATTGCCCACTCTAATCTGCTTACCGTTTACTCTCATTCGTGTTCTGTCTTCTAAATGTCTATTATAAGCCATCGTTTATTACCTCATTAGTGAGTTTCTGACCAGTTGTCGCCAATTTGATACTCTCCTGCGAGAGGGCAGTTAAGTTCGTAGTGCAAGCCTGCGGCTTCAATGCTAGCCGTTGCCAGTCTGCCAAACCTTTCTGCGTCCTTTGTTGCGACCTCCGTCTGGATTTCATCGTGGATGTTTCCTATTATCTTATAGTCAATTTTATGTAGGGTAGCGTACTCATCTAGGATGCACAGTGCTTTTTTCATAATGATTGCACCTGCGCTTTGTAAGAGTGAGTTCAATGCCGCGTGTTCGGAACGAATGGAAACTTTCCTTCTATCGAGTCCAAAAACAAAGCCTCTTCCTGCAGCCACAACAACTCGTTCTCGTAATGCTCCAAGAGCAGGCGTATTTTTGAGGAACTTTGCCTTAAGTCGTCTACCATCTCGTGCAGTTCCACCGACGATACTTCCGATTTTCGCATCTCCTGCACCGTACAGAAAAGCGTAGATGAAAGTCTTTGCTTGACTTCGAGTGTCAAGGCCTGCAGCCAACTGGTTTGCCGTGTGAATATCTCCCGTGAGAATTTCATTAGTGTAGTCCTTATCGTTCATGTAGTGTGCAAGCATACGTAACTCTAAGCCGCTTGCGTCCATACCTACCAACTTGTAACCTTCCGGTACAACCCATACTGCACGACACTCTTTACCGTAGGGCGAATAACCTGCCGGAACCTGTCCCATGTTTGGACTGGAGTGTGTCATACGTCCGGTTACTGCTCCGTTGGCATTCACGTAACCATGTACCCTACCGTCATCCTTAACAGCGTCCAACCAACTCTGCACCTGTGCGATACGCTTCTGTATCATCAGGTACTCACCAATAAGCTCCGCTTCCGGTATACCCTTCACCTTGCTAAGAACGCCTTCGTCAACGATTGGCTGTCCTTTGTCAGTGAAAGTCTCTGGTTGCCATCCGAAGTACTTTAGGTAACGTCCTATCTGTTGACGTGAGCCTAAGTTAAACTCTGGATAATCCAGTCTGCTAAATGGTGCTACTGCTATCTCCCATTGGTCACCTAAGAACTTTAAGCCTACTACTGAGTAAGTTCCGTCCTTCTTAACCTTGGGTGTTATCTCTTTAATAAATGTAGGTAGTGGTTTGAACTTCTCGTGTACCTTATCCTCTAAGTCGAACTTCTTTTCCTTCAGTTCTCCTAACAGGTTAAAGGCTGCTCTCTGGTTTAGAAGCCATCCGTTCTCAATCTGCTTGCTAATAATCCTTTGTACCTGACCTTCCAACATAACGCTTTCAGTTCCAAAATCCCTAAGGTCACGAAGTAATCTCTGGT